TTTGCACTATTCGCCGCCGCTGTTGCGCTACTTGCTGCATTGTTCTTATATGTACTTGCATTGCTTTCCGATGTCGCTGCCGCCTTTGCACTATTCGCCGCCGCTGTTGCGCTACTTGCTGCATTGTTCTTATATGTACTTGCATTGCTTTCCGATGTCGCCGCCGCCTTTGCACTATTCGCCGCCGCTGTAACAGATTCGGTTACGCTAGGTATATATGTTTTTTCTAAAGCATTTTTAAAATTAACAACATAGGAATACTCTTCAGCCGCAGTGTTTTTATCTGCTTCTATCTGTGTTAATATTTCATTGAACACCATTAAGTACTGTTGCTTAATGGCATCTGTAGCATCCTGTATCTGGTCCTCAAAATCTTCATATGTACCAAGTTGTTTAACAATGCCTGGTGCAAAACATATATATAATTTTCTTGCCCTTCTATCCGTTCCCATCGTAACTGCAAACTCCCCTGGAAGCATTTTTGTAGGTTCAAAGTCTTCCGGTCTGCCTTTTCTCATAACTATTGCCATTAAATCACTCCTATTCAAGGTTATCCACTATGTTCTGTGCTAAATCCTCAAGCTTATTTACAATTTCAAGGTTATCCTTATCCACAATTACACGATTTACTCTCGCATTTGCATTAGTTACTTTTCCTTCGCCGTCAATTTCATCATAAATTATAGCCATCCTCTTGCTGTTGCCATCACTCACGATAGATATTCCTTTTATATTTCTCACTCTTCATTTTCCTCCAATAATCTTTCGATATTTATATTATCCGGTATAGTCTCTTCAAGCATACCAATAATGTTTTCTCTTTTTGTTCCTTCTTCATATTTCTCATTTCTATATAAATTAAAGCCAGCTTGATGTGCCATTATATGCCACCCAAACCTCAATCCGCTAGAACCAGCAACTGTAAAGAAATACTTATTTCTCTCTTTTATATAGCAGAAACCATCTCCATATGGCTGCAAAAAAACCTGATACATATTGTCCAAATCAATTGTTTCTGAAAAAATATCTTCCAAGCTTATAATACATATACCTGTCTCATCGATTATACCGTCTCCAACATCCCCAAACAGAGGTGAAGGAGTTTCATATGCATTTAATAAACGTTCCCCATAATTCTTCGTTTCTATAATTCGATTTTTTGTACCAGAAACAGAAAAATCTCCATTAATACGGCAACGATCTCCGCTGTAAACGGATATTACACCCGATGTTGATGTTTCAAAAATTGCTCCATTAGCATTTATTATTCCTGTTTTAGAACCGGTTATTATTTCAACCTGATCCTTACTTGTATAAACATCTCCAAGTTTTGTGCTACCATCTCCATATAATATAAACTGCCCTGTCGAATTTTTTTGGCAGCTAAGAACCCATGTTTTTTCAGGATTATTCTCTAATGGCGGCTGCAGGTACACACAGTAGCTGTTACCTCCGTATGAAACCTCTTTAAATAAAGCTCTTCCATTTATATTCCATCCGCCAACACTACCACTCTGCATTATTATTTTAATGCCCTCGATAATTCCCGCTGTTATATAAGATGCATTTAGTCCTATTGCATATATGTCATTAAGTATTGCATTACCAGAGACATCTAACCCATACGGATATGTCTTGCCACCATCATTACTTATACCAATTGCTTTTATGGTAATCTTAATTACGATTGTACTATCAGAAAGCAGCTTCTTGTCGTGCACATATCTTATTGTACCGCCATCTTCCGTTGTAACATCCGTTGTAAACATTCCTGAAGAAGTTGCCAGGTCTTGTGCCAACTTCTCAACTGCCTTTTCCCTGGCATCTTTTTCTTTTTTTACTGCGCTTTTAATTAGATTCTGGGTTGTTGCCTTAGTTGCTGCACTCTGTCTACTTGCTGTCTTGGAGTCTGAACTTATTGTCATCTTTCCACCTAATGTTGCAGTTATATTACTTATTATTATCGGGTATGTTCTACCTGCATAATCACTAATGTATCCAACATCTCCAGCCTCTACTGTAGGATCATACATAGCTGTAAAGTTACATTTCCTGAATATCATTCCAACTGCTTTATCCATAATAGCGGCTGCTACCGCCTGTGCAATTTCAGTTGTGGTTATAAACGGATTGTCTGTTATTTCAATCACATATCCTTCAGTTCCATAACTTAATACATTATCATCTCCATAACCTATTCGGCATCCACTTGCAACTGTATTATTAGCATATACTGTAGGCGTATCTTTCAGCATATAAAAATGATGGTATGTAGATAAATCTCCATAATTACCACCATCAAATTTATCTCCTGTTGCATAATCTTCCAATGTACCGCCAAAAGCTGCATCTCCTGTTGCATAATCCTCAAGTAGTCCGCCATCAAGATTTGATGGTATTTTCTTATACCACTTAAGTTCTAAATGTCCCTCCTTATTACATTTAGCAAAGCAACATGCTATCTGTGCAATATAGGACACTGCATCCAGACATGTAATATCCTCTTCCGGTTCATTTATTAATACTTCACTATTACTAAATGTTTGCGTATCTAATGCCAGCCCACAATAATCACATATCTTTTTCAAGGCATATCCTGATGTTACAGGCCACTGTATATTTGCGTTCTTTAAAGGCTTTTCTAAAAGAGACATATTATCAAGCATGGACAACATCACTGTTGTTGATTTTGTCTGCGGATTTTCCATATTGAATACTCCTTCTTTGGTGTATTCAATTGTTCTATCATCCATCTCAAGACCTGCATATAAAACACACTTCATGTTTTCTAAGTCGTACTTCGACAACCAATCTCCTGTGTTATCCACTACAATCTGGGCACTGCCTATTACAGCAGCACCCACATCGAAAGAATCTGTAGAAGAAGTCCCCTGACTGTATGATATTCCATCAGACATAAGTTTTTTTGTTCCTAATGTAATAGTCTCTTTTACAGATTCATCATCATTCATAACTAACAGCTCTGCTTTAGGTATGTAATTATACATATATTCATGTATCTTTTCTTTAAACTCTGTACTTATATCCGTTATCATTTTAACCTCTTTCTATCAAATCTACAGATACTTCTGGATATCTTATCTCGTCCCCAACAGTCCTGACAGAGTATGCTATAGCTCCTCTATATACCTGCATATCTATATCCAAATCAGATATTAATAATGGGAAGAATTTCCTCAAGCCATTCTCCCCATCTCTTATACCATTCTTCAATGTTTTAAATTCATTCTGCGTAAGCATCTGCCATTTCAGACTAACAGTTATATATGCACCTGTTATGTCTCCTACCATTGTTCCAGCTAATGTTCTTCCTGTATCACTTGTCCACAAAAGCGTATCATTTAGAGAAACAGAGGTTGGCGATGGTAATAAAATGTCACTTGCTACTATATCTAAATTTGCCATACTATCACTCCTCTATTGTTACTCTATTGTAGCGTCTGTTATAGTTACTTATTGCACGTTTAACAATTCTTCCAAGTTCTGCCTCACCGACTTGCATAATAAGATCTCCATCTGCTGTCCTATCAAGTATCTGCATTAACAGCTGTATTATCATATCCAGCTTGCTTTCAAGCGCATCATTTGTTTTACTCATCACAGCTTCAACAGCTTTATATGCTTGTGCATATATCTTATCCTCCGGCGCTACAATCTCACCCTGATGCCTGTTATCGCCAATCATGGCAAGCTGCGGTGTATTAGGCTGTACATATCCACCTTGTGCCAGGTATGGTATCTTGCTGAAATCAGCCCTCGGTAGGTCAAATCCAAACTTCTTTCCACCTATGACCGGAACCCAGTCTGGAACGTCAAAGCTCATCTTATTAACAGCTCCTACTATTGCATTTATGCCCGACTGAACACCTGTTATCAATCCGTTTATAAGGCCTATTATCAGGTTTATTGGTGCTTTTGCTACATCTACAATTCCATTAAATATACCCTTAAACGCACTCACTATTCCATTCCAGGCTTTTTTCCAATCTCCCGTGAATATTCCTGTTACAAAATCAATCAAGCCACTGAATACCTGTTTAATATCTCCAAATATATTCTTTACATTGGCTATGTAAGCATTCATTACATCTCCTAATGCTCCGAAGCTGTTTGAAAAATCCATATTAAAGATATTCTGCAACCAGTCATCAAATTTTGAAAATGCTGATTTTATACTGTCCCATATTCCAGAGAACCATTCTCCGGCAGACTGCCACTTATCTACAATCCAGTCCCAACATATTCCTGCTGCCTCTTTTACTGTATCCCAGTGCTTTACCAGTTCATATATTCCAAGTCCTAACGCTGCCAAAGCTGCAATTACAAGTGTAATCGGGCTTGTTAATATAGACATTGCCACACCAAATGCTGTTGTGGCTGCCGTAGCAAGCCAAGTTGCTGCTGTGTGTGCCGCTGTTGCTGCCGTATTAGCAACTTTTGCTGCTGTATCAGCTACCCATGCTGCCGCGGAAGAGGCCAATTTCGCAATTGTTTGCCCTATTCCAACAATAAAATCTTTTGCATATAGTGCACATATTGCTAATGTTTCAGCTTTATCTGCTACCTTTGCAATTGTACATGCATATAAAGTTGTAGTAAGGCTCTTTATAATCCCTATTACACCACCCGCATTTGTTATAAACTCAGCTAATTCTACAGCTTTCCAAGCCGCTGCAAACGCTAATATCGTTACAACTATTGCGTCAAATGGTCCTTGGTTATTGCTAATCCAGGTTGATATTCCTTCCAGAGCTGCTGCCAGATCTTTTAAGATATCAACTATCATTCCACCAGTCCATTCTGCTACCGGCTCAAGGAAATTATCCCACGCCCAGTCCCATAATGGCTTTAGTGCATCTAATGCACTGTTCAATACATCAAGCCCTGCTGATAAAACATCTAAAAAAGCTGGTAACGCATCTTCAATTGTCCATGTAGCTAATGGTACAAATATATTTGTCCAAGCCCATTCCAAACCTGAAAACATCTTTTCTGTCAGTGGTTGCGCTGATTCTTTTAAATTATCAAGTGATGTTATCAGGTTATCAAATGATATTGACTTAAGTGGCTCTAATGCCTTTTTAACTTTAGATGCCATATCTGATATTGCACTTGATACATTTGTTGTTTCCGCTGTTACTCCTGTGTCTATACCAAGACCACCTGAAGATGTGCCACCTCCACTAGAACTACTGCTGTCCGTCGGCTCTGAAAGTTTTTCTATCTGGTCAAATCCGGCCAGCGATTTCTCTATCTGCTTTGCTGTAGAAGATGCTGCATCTCCTATTCCACTTACATTATCTGCAGCACCTCCAGCATCATCTCCTATGCCTGCTATATCAGCGCTTATACTTCCCATAGAGGATGATATATCGGCACCTGTAAGCATCTGCACGAAACTGGCAAATCCATCTGCCACTTTCTGCAATCCTGCAAGCAGACTATTAAATCCACGCAGAATAGGTGTAAACAATGCTATGAAGCCTTTACCAAGACTAGCCTTTAACTGTAGAAACCTTAATGTAAGTATTCTTGTCTGGTTCGCCCAGGAGTCCTGTGTCTTAACAAAATCTCCTGTAGCATTGGATAAAGCACTTGTTACGTACTGATAACGCAGCATTACTTTTTCCTGCTCTGTCATCTTGGCTGTAGTTTTACCGAAGCCGTTATTAAGTGCATACTGGTCTAAGTTAGTCTGAGTCATAATCGCGCCCAAGTCCTTGAGCGTTTCAGTCTCACCAGTCCAGATAGATTTCAGCTTTGTATATGCTTCATCCGTACTAAGATTGTAAAATGATGCAACATCACCGGTTAATCCTGTGACATTTTCAGCCATATCAAGTGCTGCTTGTCCGGTAATACCCATAGCGTTACTCATCTGACCAAATACACCCATATACTTTTTGGCTGACAATTCCGATAATCCGAAATTCGTCATGGCATTAGAAGCCCATTCATCTGCCGAACCCGCAAGATCCTTAAATGCCGTATCTACAACATTCTGTACTTCTGTTACATTAGAACCGACTTCTATGCAATCTTTTGTGAATTTAGCCAATGCTGCAATGCTTAAAGCCCCAGCTATCTTCTTTCCCATACCGGAGAATATGGATGTTGCTTGTTTAGATGCTTTATTAGAAGCACCTGTAAGCTGGTTAACTATCTGCGAACTGTCTATGCCAAGTTCCAGAGCTATCTGACCTACTACATCTGACATATTATCTCCTTTCTGGCATTAAAAAAGCTGCTCTCTACTTTGAGAAAGCAGCTTTAGCCCATTTTTGGAAATTATTCCAATATTCGTTATACGCTTTTGGATTTTTCATTAACTTTTTATTTCTTCTTATAATCCAGTCATTACGAATCTTCTTTTGCTCTTTTGTAAAATTCTTTATAATTTTCGGGTCTTTTTCTGCCCGTATGCTCACAACTCTTCCAAGCGGAGTCTCTGGCATTATTCCTGATAACAAAGAGCAAAACTCGGACCATGACATATCATCATCTTTTCGCAAGCGTATGCCATATTGTGAAAGAAAACTTGATTCTACAAGTTCCCAATCATCGAACAAATCATAGTATGTTTCACCTTGAGGGTGTCTGCTCCTCCCCGTATGTACCTGTAGCGACTCCCATTATTGTCTCGTACAGCATCTTATATTCAGGAAGCGGTAAATCCATCTCTTCAATTTTAGCTGTTGCAGAAGCTCCTACAAGCATCTCAAGCCCCTTTGTCATAAATGCCATCTCATCTCCCTTTTTCTTCTCAAATTCCTGTGCCATTGCCTGAATATTAAGAATATTATTTTTTCTGTTATTTACAGTAACCATAAGCTCATCTGTAATGATAACTTTTGGTAACTGATTTGTAATCTTCATTGAAATATCTACTACCTGAAAATCTGTTTTATTTGCCATTATTTTTCATCTCCTTATTCTGGGCTATACTCAATATATGTTGGTTTTCCATCTGACTGTGCTTCCCACTCAAGTGCATCAATACTTGTAGAATCACCGCCAAGTGATGTTACATTGATGACCGCAGGGATAAGAAGCTGATCAAGATTTGGAAATATAATAGATACCCACGAGTTACAGTCCTGCCCTGTTTTGTAAGCAAGACCTGCCACATAGTCATTTCCCTCATCTCCATAGTTACGTTTACCACCCATTGACATTCCAATCGATTTTCCTGTCATAAGACGTCTAACCCAGCCTGCCTGGTCCATTGGATTCCATTCTTCAATAGTTCCATCAACTGAAATGCTAAGACTTTCCGCATCTCTCACCACTTTAGTTTCTATCGTTTCCGGAGTATCTGATTTTTTTCTTCCCGTGATACAAATTCCAAACTGAATTGTATGTACCGGATTTACACCTTCAAGCGGAGTAGCACCCGCATTATATCCGGCTAATTTAGTATTCTGTGCCATACTTCTACCTACCTTTCATAATAAATATCTAATTCTATTACACACTCAAAGATACCATTATCATCTGTTCCTACATCCACAGGCTCATCAACCAGCATTTTAGTGAAGAACACCTTAGTATCATTGATTGTAATATGGTTCATATCCCTAAGCATATTGTAGAGCTGTTCTGCGATCTTCTCTGTGTCTCTTACACTCGTGTTCCAATGAACCAATATGCTTACAGACTTAACACGATAAGAACTGTTATTTAAGCCGCCTACCGCCATCTGCACAGGTCTTTGCTTGTTATTATTGTAAACACCTATGCTCTTATTCTTTTTGTCGTCTAATTTTCCGCAATACACGTTAGTATTGTCTACAATACCAAGACCTGCTATATAATCTCTTACATCACCTATTCCTAACATCACAACCCCGCATTCTTTTTATAAAACTTTCCAAATGCTTTAGGTGCAAAATTCTGCTTCTTACCACCTTTCATGTAGTCATCAAGCCATCTGCCTTTAGCATTCGCATTTCCTTCATGTTTCTTGCCGCTTTCATCTGTCCACGGCGTCTGATGGAAGTTGTATTCCGGATGATAATATAATCTTCTTGCCTGCGGTGATGATGTTGATATGATAACTTTACCATTTACAGCTTTTGAAATACCATTAGTTACTGTCTGTCCATTTTCGTAAGTGGCAGTTTCACTCTTTCCTGCGCTAATATGAGTACTTTCTCCCTGCAATTTACCTGTATCTCTTGGTATCACCTGACTTTGCACAACATCCGTGTGTATAGCTTCCGCTGTCATTTCTAATGAAGTCGCCGCTGCTTCCGTAAGCTTCCTTACCATAGGCATATTAAGCTTCACCGTTGATTTAACATTTCTTGCCATTACATCACATCCAATCTTACATAATTAACCGTACCATCCGGATTACGGCACTTCGTACCCTTGTATATATGCCTTGTTACACCGAACACCGTTATATCACCTTTAGTAATAACAGGAAAATCCGGTGCAATATCTCCTGGTATCAAAGCACATCCTTCAAGCTTTATAAGCACCTTTTCTACTGTTAATTCTGTCTTACCGCTGTCCTGATAGTTACATAAGCCATCCCAAATAATAGGTTCAAGAGGTTCTCCATAGACATTCCTGCCTTCCTGCTCTATCTCAAGGTGTATTTCTGTCTTACACATGCTCTTTAGTATTAAACACGGGTACTTCATACTCACACCCCCAGACTTAAGCAGCACAAGCCAGTCTGACAGAGTATCTGGTATGTATCACGCTTTATAGCAATTCCATTCTGTACAAGGACATTCCAACTGCTGCCAAACTGCATTGTTACTCCGTTTAGAGAATAATTCTGTAAGACACAATTAATCATATCCTCATTCTCATATTCAAAATCAGCCATATCACAACATACATCTATCAGTATGCCCTGCTGGAACTCTGTCAGATTACTAAATCCTCTTGATGTTATACGATTAAAAGTAAGCGAGTCGATATGCCGGCTCGCCTGTTTTAATCTTCGTTCTATCTGCTCATCTGGGATAAGTCTATGTTCACTAAGGTACTGCTCTTTACTTGCATATACCATAAGACCACCGCCTATTCTGCCCTATCTTCCTTTGGTTCATCTGCTGTTACTTTCTCTTCCTTTGGCTTGTCTTCCTTTGCCTTACCTGTTTTCTTTGACTTAATAACCTTTGGTTCAAAGGTCAATCCAATTACTGTATCTGCCATAATGATTCCTCCTTAATTATCCTTATGTGATACATATACCCCAGCGGTCTTATTCTCATATACATGGCCATAAAGATTATTATTACGATACTTGAATACATGACTATCGCCATCCTGGTCCTGATCTGGACTAAAGTACTTAATATACTGATCCATAGCTGTTACAGCTGCAGACTTCTCTACACATAAGAAGTTAACATTCTTAGCCGGCTTAGTTGTCATCTCGTAATTTTCAACCTGTGTTCCACTTGGACTACTAACAGCCTTATAATTGCCCTCACTTTCTTTTGTGTAATAAGTCTTACCCGGCTGTGGTGATGTATCCTTTGATAATGTATAAGCTGCCTTAGTCTTTTCATATCCATATGAATTCTTACCATCATGAAGGGTTATTGATGTGTACATACGTGACTGTGGAACTGATATGATCTGAGAAAATCTCTTAAGTACTTCTCTTGATTTAGTTGTATCCATATCGTCCGCAAGAGAAGCTAATGTAGGTGTGATGAATAAAATACGTGATTCCATAGGAACTTCATCCTCATCCATCTTATTAGCACAAGCTCTTAACGCTGTTATTAATTCAGCTCCTGTTTCAATATTCTCTTCCTTTACTGTTATATCCTTAGTTCCACAGATTTTAGCAATACGCGCGGCATCTGTTTCCGGAATAACCTTTGTTCTTAAGAATTCGCTTGATAACTTGGCAAATGGCTGTGCAAGTGTTTCATCATTATCAAGACGGTCTATTCTTAAATCCTGTGAACGTTCCTTATCGTACTTAACTGTTTCCCATGTAAGTGAAGTTGAACCCTTTGTATAACCTGACTTTCTATCAAAATCACCAAGTGCATCCATATCAAGCTTCGCAATCTTGATTTCACCGTTATTGCCTTTCCTTACTGTTGTTTCATCACCATCTAATACTGATGTCTTTGCACCTTCCTTATACACCTCATCAAGTATTGGAAGGTATATTGTAGATAATTCGATATTATTCATATAATCCTATTCCTTTCTTTACTGCTTTGGCTTTAATCCGAATAACTTTCTTATTGCATCATCATTACCCGGATTGCCATTTCCATTGTTACCAGGAGCACCAATCTGGAAGCCAGCATTGTTCTCCATACTTGGCTTAAGTGCTGGTACATCTTTAAGTACCTGCTCAAGTGAAGCTTTGATATTATCTTCAGACACCTTTCCATCCACACCCTTTACCTTGCTGAAATCAGCCATCTTAAGCACATAGGGAAGTGTCTTAGCTTCTATACCAAGTGTCATTGCTACCTTTGTAGCTGCAAGCTCAATCTGAGCCTGTTCAGCAACCTTCTGTGCTGCTGCCACTTCATTCTGAAGATTAGCATTAGCGTTCTGTTGCTGTTCTGTCTGCTGCTGCTTATTCTGCTTAAATGTTGCAATAGCCTGACTTATCTCATCTTCTGATAATCCCTGCTGCTGGAAATAGCTTTTAAGCACAGCATTCTCTTTCTTAGCAGTTGCATTATCCAGCATTGCCTGTATCTTGTCATAATCAACACCAGCCGCCTGCTGATTATTCTGATTACCTTGCTGTCCTGCCTGTCCATTGTCTCCTCCAGCGTTCTGACCGCTGTTACCATCTCCGCCCTCTGCGAAGAGCTGTAAGTTCATAGGTAATGTCTTTCTCATCACTCTATCTCCTTTCTTCCGTTTACCGCCCGTCGGCATTTCCCTAAAGTTTAGTGCCATTAAGTTTTGGGCATAAAAATAGCACCCACAGCTTATTTGCCATGCGTGCTTATTAACTAATATTAAATTGTGTTGCACCGGTGCAACTTGGGTATAAAAATACCACCAATCTCTCGACTGGTGGCTACTCATCTACTGTTCCTGTTCCCAAGCCCACTTTTTAAATTTCTCAGCAGCCTCTATTGCTTCTTTAGGGGCATTTTCAAGATGACACCCAACCATAAATGGTTCAAAAATATCAATAAGTTTCTGTATCTCTTCTGGATATTTTACTGGCATAATCTTACCCCTTTCTTTTTATTAATGTCATATATTCCGCTTCAACTTCATCATAACGATTTGCAAAATACATTTTCTTTGCATAATCACTTATCTTACCCACATTATATTCATTTATACCAAGTGCGTCAATTGTTTTCTTACACTCTTTATTTAATTCTCTAATATACTCGCTATAGTTCTCTTTAGTGATATTCCAGCCTTTACTTCTAAATTTTTCAGCTTGCTTCATATGCCACATCTCATGATACTCTGTTACACCTTTTTGTCCCACAATATCTTTATTAGCAATTTCTGGGATATAATATACAACATTATTTACTGCATCATACTTTCCATATGCCTTTAATTCATCTTTTGACAATATTCTTATCTCTGGCATCCTATCTTTTGAAATATCCCATTTTTTAAATGCCTTAACAGTATTGGTATAAATCTCGTGTAATGTTCTTGGCTTTATATCAACATTATCTGATACATATATATCTTCCTGATATGTATTAATCTTTTTTACATCTACTTTTGTATCTGGTCTAACCTCGATTGTCTTACTATCGCCTCTTATTATCGGTCTATATTCCTGACTATCTGATAATTGTTGCTCCCATTGTTCCTTCCTAGCTGCATACATCTTCTGATTATCCGGGTCTAAGGAATACCTAGACAGCCTGTCAAACTGCTCAACCATTCTGCCTGCATGCTGCTGCTTCTGGTCCTGCCTGTAATCTTCCTTAACCTGCTCAAGCTCTTCCTTGGAAAACTTGCTATCAGGCTCTTCATCCAGCTCAGGGAAGTATGTTGTATGTACATCTTTGCAATTGGGATGGTACAACCCTGCTGCCATAGCAGAAGACATAAGTGGATATGGACCATCAGATGCCTTACCTCCACTCCACACATCATCTATAAGAATCTTTCCAACAAACGGAAGACATTTAGGACAGGCATTAGCACGCTTATTCATGATAACTGTACTAATTCCCCATGATTGTCTCATTTCGCCTTCTCCGGTCAAATAGGCACGCTTACACGCTGTCTGAATTGCCATCTTAGCATATGATTTCATTGAATGTCTTGCACCGTTGGAATATTCTATACAGTTAATACCGGCCTTAAGAAAATCCTTTGTAGCCATATCTACAGCCTTCTCATATGTTCCTGCGCCTGTAGCTGCATAAACTTCCGCATTAAATATTATCTGTCTATATTTATCCTCAGACATTCTAAGCATTGCTTTCTCTGCTGTACCAAAATCATTCTTTGTAGCCTTTATAAGCGCTTCCAGCTTTCTAGTATTAAGCCTGAAAAAAGCACCTTCAGCGCCCTGTGACACCTTAGATGCTTTTAAGCCTTTCTTCAAGGCTCTTAATATCTTCTGTTCCTGTTCTGTTCCACCTTCCTGCCTGGCTGCAAATATCATTGCATCAATAGAGTCATTTATGTTGCTAAATGACTTCGTGAACTTCTTTTTATTCTGTGCCTTATACTTTTCCAGAGCCTTAAGCTGTTCTACCTGCCACTGTGACCAGTTAAACCCCATATTTGTCTCTTCTGCTCTGTGGCTCGCAAGATTGCGCATCATAGAAGCAATCAGCTCATCTTCTATGGCTTTAAATGCTTTCTCTATATCATAGTCCGTATTTAACATAGGCTACCTCATTAAAAGCTTTCCACTTCAAATCCATCTAATTCTGTATTAAGTTCCGGTTCTGTCATCTGTTCAATTCCCTGTTCTGCCTTAAGCCTTGCAACTTCTTCCTGTTTCCAGTCATCATCCTTAGTGTCTCCATACAGCTCATCAATTGACGCTTCTACACTCATAATGCCTCCCTGCTTGGCTTTGCTTACTGTCTCAACCTGGCTCTCAAAGCTAGGGTTCGCATATTCACCAAATGTTACATCAACATCTATCTCCTGTGTTGTTGCATTATTAAGTGTATCTATCGCCTGCAATGTCATTTTTACAAGCTTCGGAAGAGCCTTCTGGAGCTGATTGACAATATTATTTCTACTGTACAGCGTTGCTTTTTCCTTCTCCCTCTGTGCTTCTGCATTATCAAGCTTCTTTACATCTATTCCTAATGTAGAAGGGCTCATGATTCCCTGCAAGCAAAGATCAAGTGCCGTGATATATGTAGCAAGATACCCTTCATGTGGTATTTCACTCTGTTCTCTTTCAATCTTATAATTTGCGCCTTCTGCCATAGGAGACGAATACTGTATATAAGCGTTGTCAAATGAATTTGGCAGCATAACAGCTCCATCACTTGGATTTCGAGGAAGTAAACTCTCTGGGATATATTCCTTTGTTCGGTTATGTCTCAAAGCGTCCATCCACTGACTCCATGCTTCATCTAGTGCGTCAAATTCATCTATCTTACTGTCATAGATACTTTTACCTCTACCTTTAAACTTCGCTGATTTATAGAACATGATCGGTATGGCCATCATAAAACTTTTATCTTCCCATGTTACAGGTCTTAAACCTGCAAGCTCCGGCACTGTGCTGATATCACATTCTTTGTTATCTCTTGTGAGCATATATGTAATATAACCTTTTCCATACGTCTCAAGCAGAATGTATTCTTGATTCTTAACTGTATATACTGTCTTAAACACAATCTCTTTCACTCTGCCGCGTTCTCTTATTATCTCTACCCTATCGCCTGGATAAAACTCTATAATCGGATACTGGCTTAGATTCGTATCTATAGACAACTTAAATGCTCCATCTCCAACAATAAGGGTGTCTGAAATTGCCTGTTTTACAAGTTCTGTAAAATCGTTCTCTTCCGCTATCTTATCCCAGTCTGACTGCCTGCTGCCAACATCTATCTCGTTCATATCTGCAACAACAATACTCGCAAGCATATCAACCAGCATTGCCGGTAATCCTACATGTATCTTTCTTATTGCTAATCCAGGAGAGCATTTTGCAGCCCAGAATCTTGTCTTATCTCCATCAATCTGATCATACAGCTGTGACAGCTCCTCACTTACACCTCTGTACCATATCTGATTCTTAATGGCATTACCTTCAAAGTCGAAGATTTCCTGTATATTAATTATTCCTCTCTGTGCCGGCTGCACACGCAACCATGTCCTTATTCCATCTCTTATCTTATCAGCCATAGTGTTAAATATGCTCACCTCTCTCACTCTCCTATCTGTTCTCTACTCCAACTTTGTCCCTGTATGGTATCCAGCCATATTGCGTACTGTTAACCATATGATCATTTCCATCTTCCGGCTCACAGTCCTTATCTTCCAGCCAACTGTATACCTGCAGTTCCCCTGTGTAGTTCGTGCATGTATCTACAACATAATAGCTTGGCTCTTTGCCCTTTTCATCATTAAAAGACATCCAGCCAAGCTGCAAGTTTATTCTGTCTATTATTGTTACTTTCTTATATGCATTATTGAATATATACAGGCATTCATGATGTTCTCTCTTATACTTGGCAAATTCTGTTATTGTTGCTTGGTCAGCGTTATCAACAAATGTATTCTTTGCCATGCCACCCCATTCTTTTCTGTTACGTTCCAAGAAGTCTATGTAATTCCTTACTGTATCACTTGGAGCTATGGGAATATCAAGAGTCGCATTGTTATATACCCTTTCTGCCAGTATAATTAGCTTTCCTTTGTTTGTTATTCCCATATAGGACATTGCAATAGTATCAGGACTCTTGGTTGAATATGCCGTATCAAGACCGCTTGTATATATTACAAACCATTCTGTCTGCTTGTCGTCATATTCTCGCTTAATAAATGCCTTTGCCTGTTCTTTAGTAATAACATGTCGTTTGCAGAAATTAGAAAAGACAAGACCTGTAGCCTTGCCTCGTAATCCTAATATTTTGTTTTTATATATCTTAGTGCCAGGAGGATAGCTCATTTTTTTCTGTTCTATCTTCTCTGGTGTCATGGATATATTGTCTTCAAATGTAAAGAACCAATATACCCAGTCTTTAATAGGCTCACAACCGTTAAGGTCCTTCCATATCTCTTCAGGCACATCTGCCTTGTACTTATCAATCGGTCTTGCGTGATTGATGTACTCTGAATATATGGGTAATGTAGGTGCGTCTGGGTTAAGTGTACCGACAAAGTATTCACTTCGTCCGAATATCTCTCGTATGAAGTCTATATTGGCAGTGTTGCACTCATCTACCCACACACAGCCAAACTGGCTTCCAAGTGCATTTTTCCATTTACTGGCATTATCGTAACCGAGAATATATATTATCTTGGTACTGCTTCCAGTTTTGAACTTAATATGCGGAAGTTTATTTTCTTTATCGCCATTACCACAGTATTCCAAATTAGGGAATATCTGAAGTAATCCCATATCTGCATTGATTATATTCTTTTCAATAACACCTGTTGTATTACCGGCTATAACATGCAACTTCATATCTGATTCTGCTACATTCATGATGAATTTAACCGCTACTGTTGTTGTCTTACCTGATGCAGTAGAACCTTCAAGGAATTCTGCTCTTGCTGGTGTATCTATGTAATCCCAATACTTATCACTTAGAAGCATCAGGCTCACCCCTTGCCTTACGCTGAGCAAGAAGCTCTGCAAGCTCGTTCTTTACAGAATCATTGATATTAGCTTCTATCTTATCCGTGAACATTCCAAGATGTTTACCAAGAAGCTCCAACGCCCTTACCTTATCACATGGCTTGACCTCTAATCCATCTCGTCCTTTCTTAATAACAGCTAATGCACGCTTTTGTTCTTCTGTAAGTTCTTCTGTCAATACTGGCTCTACAGTCCTATATGTAGCAGGTTTGCCGTCCTCATTCAGTATATCTACAAGTATGCCACCTACTTCTGCTTTCATTTTCTTTTCAACTACATGTGCATAATCTGCTGTATTAGAAAAAGCTATCAGTGCAAGTTCTCTGATTACTCGCTCCTGAGTAATCTCTGTCTTGCGCGATAGTTCTTTTTGTCTTTCTCCTATGTACTGTGAAATTGTAGTATTTTGTAGTAATTTTGATGCGTTTGTATTTGCATACTTTTCTGTGTACCCCGCCCTAATAGCCGCTTGTGTGGCATTAAGGTCTATAAGGTATTCATCACAGAATTTCCGTTGTTTATCTGTTAATCTCACACAATCAGCTCCTTTCTTGGCATACAAAAAAGACACCAGCCTTAAGCCAGTGTCTTACCGGGGGTATTAATATTTAATAATGGAAAAATCATGCTGTCCATCAAGTCCAGTTTAGATATTAGCACAGACAAAACGAACAGAGCGAACAAACTTTAAATTTTTGCTAAAAATCTTTCTACTGCCATTCTGCAGCCATCCGCTGTGTGGTGTTTTCCCATCTTTCTTGCTACCTGCACCCAGGATAAGCCTTCTATGTATCTTAATGTTATAAGCCGCCTCATTCTACTGTTATCAATTTCATTTATGCATTGCTCTATTAGATTAATCTGTGTATCTATCTTTTCTTTAACATCCATCTGCTGCCGCTGTCGCACTAAAAGAAGTGTTCTCTTCCGTGAATATGCCGGATAAGGGAAGCCTTCTACAACAAAATGCTGCTTACCTCCATCTCCGCCTGTAACACTATCCTTTTCCGTATATCCTTCAGCTTCCATTTTATCCAATTCTCTTTGTATCTTATCAATCGCGGCCTGTATTTCCTGTTTCTCCTTAACCAGATCATTGTACTGCTTAAGAAGGTCTTTTATATTGTTATTTTTCAAGTTGTTCATCACCTTCCTTCTTCTCATCTGCTGCCAGCTCTTCCTTATCAAGAATTTCTAAAATATAATACTGCTTATCTGGTTCAGCTCCCCACTCTAGTCTCCCTTTTCCAGTCCTTAATCTACATCTTGCTTTTATTGCTTTAGAATCCTTGCTATATCCATTACGGAAAATAATCTCCTGAATGCTGTCTTTCCTTATCTCCTCTGGTACTGCCTCGCCCTGCAATAACTCATATTTACTTCTATCTGAAAAGATACTTGATGGATATATAGTTATTGCTCCGAACAGATTCTGGAATCTTGTTTCGTAATATTCTTTTATTTCTCGATACTCTTCTTTCTTCTCTCCAGAAAGAATCATGTCGAACCACTTTTTCTTGATTGGCAATATTAGCATTATGAATCACCTTCCCTTCCAAGCATATCAGCCTTGATTAATTCATAAATAATATCAAGGTATGTCCTGTAGTCTCTATATCTACAATTTGCGTTTTTGTGTATTCTTGGATCGTCATTTTTCCAATTCATAACATCAAAGTGTACATCACTCACAAAAATCATTTTTGCACCTCTTGCAACGCAAAGATAATAACAACCGCTCTTGCCATATTCACCCTTACACTTCTTAAAGCCAAATTTTTCAAATTCTTTAGCTTTTACTTTCGGTATTAACATTTCCTCTCCCACCTGCCTTTACTATCTCGATTGCCTTATTATAAGCAATTAACTGACCTAATTCTTTCGGCTTATCTTTTATGATGTCATCAAGGATTCTGTTTACAGGAACTTGACTTTTTAATTTTTCCAACCGCTTCACAACTTTTTCCACATCGTAAGCAGTTGGCTGTTTATCGATAAAATCCAGTATTGATTTCATCTGACTTTTATTGTACTTTTGCCCTTTAAAATTCAGATTGTCCGCATCAATCAATCTCATTTTTTCCTCCTATTTTGCAGCTAATATATATTATCTGTGAACCATCTTTAAGCCAACATATAATTGCGTTTGGTATCTGGCTATTATCATTTATTCCAGCTATATATATACTACTAGCAGGCTTGTAATCAATAATTCTTGTTCGTATATGCTTTTTAGCTTCTTTCAACAACTTTTTATAAGTCATATCTAACTCCTTTATAGGTTCAAGTAACTTATTCATGTTTCCTCTCGACAAACCTCTCTCCATCACACCAGAAATAATCTTCTGTCGGCATGTTGTTCTTTATAATTGTCTTATTGTTACATGTATATTCTGTTACCACACTCTTGGAGCAGTGCTCACAAGTCATCTCCGTGAAATCTTCGCACCTCTCAATCTTAAGTATCTCATCAAGATCTGATTCGTTGTTAAGCTCATTTATGCATATTACGAGGCTGTTATCTCTTTCTATCTCTACTGTACTACCGTCTTTCTTTGTTATTTTCCACATATAATTACCTCTCTCCTATGTCATCTATTGCTCTTGAATATTCATCATAGAGATTGTCATCATTAACACACATATTTATTAAGCAATACAAATATCCCTGAGCATATTCTATGCTGCACTGTTTTGTCTTAATTTTATTTTTTAAAATTATGTATTCGGACTTGAAATCCTTGCCTGTGACTTCTGTCGTTCCTGTTTCTTTCATTTTTTCGAAGTGAAATTTTATTGGCTCTCGTTTTTCCTGAACCATACCAAACCTCACAGCGATATTGTAAGTACACACATCCCTTTTTAGCCTGTCTGGTATTTTCTGTAACTGCTCTCTAAATGTCTCTAAATCCATCGTTGCCTTATATCGATTGCAGGAGCCGCAAGCTGGCATCATATTGCTTACATCGTGAACATCTATGTCCTCGTCATACTCATAATTTCTTAAACAATGCAGATGGTCTACATTAAATCCTTTTTCCGGTATATCGCAACCACAATATGCACAGTGACCATTATATTTTTGATACACAATCTTTCTAATCTTTTTAGAAATAGTTTTCCGCATTATCTATTCCTTCTTTCTGCTGCCATCTTTCTTTGTTACTGTCCACATATCTGCTACCTCATATATCTTTCTGAATTTCTTAGTATTTCTGCAATGCCTTCTCTTATCTCCCTATCGAGTTCCTCTTCCGTCATTAATGCACGCTCGTATGCCGTCTGTATTCTTTCCTTAGCAAAATCCTCTCCGTATTTTTTGCAAATAGCTTTATATATACTTTTTATTAATAATGTCAGTTCTGTTTCTACTTTTCCAAAGCTTCCTTTGATTTCAATTTCACCTTTATCATACTTAATCATATTATTTTCTCCTTTTCTTGCTTCCATCTTTGTTATACAGTGTCTCTGGCTTATAAAACGGACACGGCTTGTCCTCTATTGCACAATACAGCTTATCCAGCCCTCTACAATCTGCCTGCTTTTCGTTAAGCAATATACAATCTCTATTCATCCCAGTTTCCCCTTCCTGCATTACATAATGCCAATATTACCCACGCCACTATAAAGCCGGCTATAAAACCTATTATTCCTGCTGCCATACTACCTCCATATACCCATGCTTCTTAGTATCATATCTGCAAGTTTCTCTGCTTTTTCATCCAAAGTCTTCTCCTTCTCTTTTTCAAATTCTTCATCTGTCATCAGGGCAATTTCCTGCATATGCTCTATTTTGCTCTTAGCAAAATTCTCCGAGAGTCCTGCTCTAACCATGCCTCTATACACTTCCCTTGTTATTACTCCTAATTCTGCTGTTAATAGTGCGGGTGTTCCCTCCATTTTGATTCTACCTTTATCACATTTAATCATAATCATTCTCCTTATTATTTTATTAGGCAAATCTTAATTGTCCTGTCTTTTCCTCGTTTATACTGAGGTTAGGCATTCTCTGTGCTATGCATAATTCTTTAAGATTAGCTCTTACCAGTGCATTAGGTACCATTGGACTAACAGAATTGCCACATCTCTTAACCTGCTCCGCTCTTGGATATGTCTTACCTGTATAATCATGGTCAATTATGTAGTCGCTTGGAAATCCCTGGCACCCATACAATTCCCTAGGTTCTAACATTCTTAGTCCTATATCAACAATCTGGTAGTCTGTACCTTCTATGGTTACAAGACCAAACCGGTCTTTTGTGGTAATTGTATCGAGAGGATGTTTAATATCCTGTCCTGTAGCATCACCATAATACTTAACAAGAAATGCCCTTACTTCTCCGAAATGTCCATCACCTGCTGTTATAGTTGGAAGAGGCTTCTTTATATCTCTTCCGTCACAATGGTTATTCATCTGAATAAGGTTCGATAAAACCAGTCCATATCTGTTAGAACCATCTATGGTCATAACCGGATTATCTATTGTCTGACCTCTTACCTCTCCATGAACAGTCTCCGAGTGATACTGGATAAGTGTAGGACATATTAAACAATGCTCGTTTTTACTTACTATCGTAGATAGCGGCTCCTGAATATTCTTGCTCCGGTCTTTTGTAAAACCAGTCTGTCCAATCTGAACCATGTATGGTTCTACAATCCCATATCCATGTTTACTTGTAATTGTTGGCAATGGTTTTTTAGTATCCAGCGGTCTTCTGTCTCCACCATGATTACACTGAACAATAAAAGGTTCTGGATTATCCAAAACAAATTTCTTTAAGCCTCTTGCGATTCTTTCCATTGTCTTGGGTGCTAATGGTCTTACCGCTTTTATTCCATATTTCTCCTTTATCTGTTCAGATGTATCAAATATACTGGGGCATGGTCTGCTAAAATCTATCTGCGTATATGCTCCAACATAAGGTTTTAGCAGTCCCTTTTTCACGGCTTCGCTGTCTGCCGGCGCATGTGTAGGCTCTGGCCATATAATGGGTTTCTTGTCACATCTTGCAACCATAAAGAATCTCTTTCTCATTGTAGGTGCTCCGTAATCTGCTGCCACAAGTTCCTTAAACTGCACTTCATAACCTAAATTCTGCAGCTGGCTTACAAACTTATTAAATGTCTTGCCCTGCTTTGTTTTTATTGGATGATGCCCTCTGTTCAGTGGTCCCCATGTCTTGAATTCTTCTACATTCTCCAACATGATTACTCTAGGTCTTACCAGTCCAGCCCACCGGCACGCTACCCATGCAAGACCTCTTATATTCTTATCCTTTGGCTTGCCGCCTTTTGCCTTGCTGAAATGTTTACAGTCCGGAGAGAACCAGGCAAGCCCCACAGGATACCCATTACATGCCTTCACTGGATCTACCTGCCATACATCTTCACAATAATGCGTTGTATTCGGATGGTTTGCTTTATGCATTGCAATAGCCTTAGGATCATGGTTAATTGCTATATCCACACTAAAGCCGGTAGCTTCTTCTATTCCGGTGGAGGCACCGCCCCCACCAGCGAAATTATCAACTATTAATTCCCCGTTTATCATATTAAGCCTCCATAAAGTCAAACAGTGTAGGTGTTTCTATCTCATTTTCTGCTTCCTGAAGATATCCAACACCATCTCTGAAATAGTCACAGCTCAGTTCTATTCCATAGCCATATCTTTTCATCTTTACTGCCGTCATTGGAACTGTCATTAAGCCTCCAAACGGGTCAAGAACCATATCACCTTCATTGCTGTATCTGTTAATGATTCTTTCAACAATATCAAGCTGCAGTGGACATACATGCATCTGCTGCCTGCGTCTGCTCTGTGTTGTATTAAGTGTTCTCATTCTGTTTATATCATCCCATACGTCAAGGTTATTCCATGAACCGGGAGCGACAACCATAAATGTGGCTGGGAGCTTATCATTTTTATCTAACTCTTCCGCAAGCTTCACATGTTCTTCATAGCTGTATACATTGGAACGGCTGTATTCCCTATAAACTCTCTGTAAATCATCAACACTAAATTCCTTAAGCTCATCTTTGCTTATAAGCCTGTCGCCTGAACTTCTCCAGTATCCGTGAGCGTCTATCTGCCATTGTGCCCTTGTATAATCTTCCTTGGTTTTCTTTACAGGATCATCCGCATATGCATTAGACTTATCCGTTGGAAGCTTTCTGAACAGAAGTATGTATTCAGGACAGCCTACCCCCATCTTTGAACCGTCTTTGCACTGCTCAGACCATCCAAGGCGGTATGTCTGGTTATTCTCTCTGACCACATCTGTAACAACTGTTATCATTCCAAAATACTGAAATCCGTATTTCATGTAGTGTTCTATACACTGTGCATGAAACGGCTCTATTGTAGGCATTCCAGTTCCTGTCGCATTTCCAAATAATACCCTGTCTTTGACATGGATGGCTGCTACCCTGCCAGGTTCAAGAATCCTTAAAAGCTCCGGCGTAAGGAAGTCCATCTGCTCAAAGAACTTTTCTGTATTCTCATTGTGTCCGAAGTCGTTGTAATTTGCGCTATACTCATAATGGTTTCCGAATGGAATGGATGTGTGTATAAGTCCTACAGAATTACTCTCAATCCTTCTGCACTCTTCAACACAATCATCATTTATCGCTGTATAATGCTTTCCCTGTACTTTCACTGTCTCAACTCCCATCTTTCTCTCTAGCCGCTTTATTTTAGATGCTGGACTTAAACCATATTTTTTTACAATATCCGTCATTTTCTTAACCATATGATTATGATTCTTCCATTTCTCTAGCAGTGCTTCTTTTATCTGTCTTTCGTTCTCCATGTATATAATGTCTATAACAACTGTATCTGTCTGTAAGAACCTGTAACATCTATGTACAGCCTGAATAAAATCGTTAAACTCATAATCAATACCCAAGAATATCTCCCTGTGACAATACCTCTGAAAATTACAGCCCGAACCTGATATTGATTTCTTTGTTGCAAACAGCTTGATTCTTCCCTGCGCAAAATCAATAACCCGCTTTTCCCTTATGTCATAATCCTGTGAGCCATATATATCTACAACTTCGGGTATTGCCTTAAGAATTGCCTTCCTTTCAGACTCTAAGTCATGCCACAAAAGGAAATGCTCCTCAGGCGAACTCTCTACAATCTCTTTCATTTTTTCAACACGCTGGTCAATGCTGTTTCTTTTTACTTCTGCAGCTTCCTTCAAGCCTGCTGCCGCTTCTGTAAATAACTGCATTTGTCCTGTTTTATCAGATGTATCTCCATAATGTATTGGTATCTCATGCCACCTTACATCAAGCGGAGGTAATACATATCCCTCATCGGAATATTCCGGATTTACATCTGAAGGTTTCGTTATGAACAACGCCCATGATGAAACCCACAGCCAGAATTCATCTTCCATATTCGGGTACAATGTAAGATTGTTTGCCTTAGTGCTGTCTCTCTGAAAGAATCTTGTAAGTGCCTGCCCTGTATCCATTACCTCAAGATAGCCGGCATAATGTATAAGCTCTTTGTATTTGTTTGGACTTGGCGTTGCTGTTGCTACCAGCTTGTAAGGAACATTCTTGAACTTATCAAGAAATGTCTGGTATGTCTTGCTTCCAAAAGACCTTAAAACACTTGCTTCATCTAACGATGTCGCAACAAAATAATCCGGTCTTATATCACCGTCTCTTACTCTTTCATAGTTGGTAAGCACAATACTGCTGTCACAGGATTCTACTTCTTCCATGCTTCTGCAATAAACAGGTGCATCATATCCAAGAACATTCACAGCGTCCTGTGTAAATTCCTGTTTTACTCCAAGTGGAAGAACAATCAAAGCTCTTCCGCCCTCGTGATCTATTACCTGTTTACAGAATTCTATCTCCTGTATGGTCTTACCTAAGCCAAAACTTTCAAACAAAGCTCTTCTTCCACCTTTAAGCGCCCATATTACGGCATCCCTCTGATGTGGCTTTAATGCTTTGTTAATATCTGTCGGATTTACTTCAAATCCGCTATCCTGTGCAAGTTCTATCTTGCTTTCTAAAAACTCCTGGTATGTCATTTTTTGAAAGGAACATCGTACGAATCACTCTGGCCAGAGTTCCAGGCTCCTTTCTGATATTCTTATTTCTCTGCTGCCCTCATGCATTTATATGAGCAGTAACATTTACCATTTCTTTTGTAGCCCCATGTCTCTCTGCTTACCGTTATTGTGGATACATATTTACCACATTGTGCACAATAAAACCCAAAGGCGTCATTGCGCTTCTTTACTGGGAGACTTCGCCTTTCTGTCAGGCTTATCCCCTTTTACTGTTACCGCGTCACTCAAAGCTGATATACAGGCTTCTAAAGACTTACAATGTTCCTCAATTACCTCACCTAATCGATTCTTGATATACTCAACTGCATCATCTGCTATGTCTTTCATGCCTGGGAGCTTGTACAGCTCTGTATATCCTGCGTAATGGCTTCTGTCTTCACTCGGCTCTCCCTTGAACAAATCTTCTCCAGTAAGCTCTTCCTTGACGCGGTACATATCCAGTACCATATTCGCACCATCTTCAATTGCAAGCCCCAGCCTGCCTATCTGTAACAATGTTTCCTGTGTCATTAGTTGTCCTTTCCAGCTTTACAGAATCCGACGATAACACTCGCTAATGCTGCTCCGGCTATAAAGCTTATTATCTCTGCAATCATATATCCTCCTAATCCCTGTTGTTCTCTAGCAGGGCATTATAAAATTCAGGGTCCTTAGGCGGACGCTGTTCGTAATTTGCAAATTTTTTTGCGCGCGCAGGCGCTATATTATTTGGTTTTTGTTTATGTTTATATATGGCTACGGTTTCTCCTACGCTTTGTCCTACGGATTGTACTTCGGTTTGTACTACGGTTTCTCCTACGCTTTGTCCTACGGATTTGAAAGTACAAATTTTATATTTATTAGGACTTCCTTTCTTACCTCTTTGGAATTCTATAAGACCTGCATCTATTAATCTGTTCCTGTTCTCGACTAATGTAGCCTCTCTTGACATCTGACAACGAGACATTACTCGCTGGTTATCTACTTGTATCCACTCGCACCACCCAGCCATGTTATTAATACTAAGTAATTTGTAGTACAATAACTGCGCTGAGCCCGGCAAGTAATGACTTTCGAGCCACCTTTCAAACCCGTTCAGTTGTTTTATGTAGTCGATTCTCTGTTCTGTCCTCACTGCACCACCTCTTCCAATACCACCTCTATTCGTGGATTATGCTTGTCTGTGAAAAAGTGGTCTTCAAAACCTACTATATTGTTCCAGCCATCATTATCCAGAACCTTACACTTAACAAGTGCGTCCTGTATAAACTTATGTGCAACACCTGATATATTATCAAGGTCACGCTTTCTATTTGGCTCATAGAAGGTATATTTAATCCTCACTGGATTATTTATATGAGTACGCTTTAATTTAAGCCTTATTGCGTTAGATATAAGCATCTGATACTGCTGTTTCATGTCATTACCGTCACAATGTCCATTATGAAAACATCTTTCCGCTTTAAGGTATTCATTCAATCCCGGCAGTGTGCCTTTGATTGTAAATGCATAGAACATCTTTCTCCTTTCCGCCTCCCGGTAAGTATGCAACCGGGAGACTGGTTTTATTCTGCTGTGCGAAAAATGTGATATATTCAGCAGTTATAAATAAGACCTTCCATATCTTTCTCTGAAAGCTTCTCTGGCAGGATCATCTTCATTCCCATAAAGACTTCTATAATATTCTTTTTCCCATGCAAGCTGACCTGCTATCTTACTCAGCTTTTCAGCAATGCTGTTATCATGTATCTGCCTTGTACCACCTGCCATATTATGTTCAGCATCACATACAGGTATCTTTACTCCATCTTCTTCTGCAAGTTCCCTGATTCCTATACCGAACAACAGATGATGTTCTGTCTGTGTAGGCTTTCCACAAAAGATACAGAATCCGTTATATTTAGTTAAAACACTTTTCATTCTATACCTCCCCAATCAAATCACTTGACCAGATAGGAGCTTTAAGTATCTTTGTATGCTTGCAGTAATCACAGTGTTCACATCTTACCGGATCTATGTCATTATTCTTTAATGCCAGTATCTTAGGCACATTGTTCTCAACTTCTGCAAGAGCTTCATCAAGAAGAGACTGTTCACATGCTATAACCTGTATATCCGGCTCTTTCTCCTTTGATACTGCTGCTACAAAGAATGGCAGTTTCTTTCCTGTATTAATTTCCACAACCTTCTGATATACAGCTCCCTGAAGGTAATATCCCCACTCATGCAGAAAATTCATGTTTCCTGCATCAGCATGATAGAATGTCTTGGTTATGCTCTGGCATGTCTTAAGGTCAACAATGCACTTATCCTTAATATAACTGTCAATCTTAATTTTCCATTTAGCACCAAACATATCAGCAGTCATTATTACCTGCTTTTCTCCGCTCATATATGCCATAAATAACTTATCTCGTTCACATCTGTTAATCATTTCATTGGCCTTAATATATTTAGACATAAGTGAACCGTCTTTCTTAAACATACATGGATGCTGTGCCTTGAATACATCAAGCGTTCCCTCAAAATGTGCATCAACATAAGAACCAACCATAAGAGCATCTGAATCTTCCATATTTTCAACCCACTCTTCATTAAGCTTTGCCAATGCATAAGCTTCACATCCCGGACGGCCAAGTGAACCAACAAAATTCTTATACTGCGATACACTTAAATACTCCTTATCAGCTTCTGTACTATAATAATTCTCACTTGTTAGTAGCATCTGCAGTACCTCCCATAGGATTAGGAACTTCCTCTTCTACCGGAAAATAATCTTCAGCTTTAGCCTGTCCGTCTTTAAGTGCCTTATATACTCCCTTTAGGTTAATAAATTCATCTTCTCCGAAATCCGCACAATTACGTTCCGCATACTTTTCTATCTGTTCTCTTGTAACTTTGAATTCAACTTTAAATGCATTAATAAGCTTGGTTACTCTTTCATTAATAGGCTCATTGCCTATTCCTTTTCTAACAGTTTCTTTACACTCTCCAACAGCCATATCAACAACATCTCCTGGTATAACTCCAAGAATGCAGGCTCTCATTCGTCTTGCACCAAAATTAGCTGTTGCCTCATAAATATCTCTGCTATCTGTAAGCTGATATGTACCCTTCCTAGTGTCTCTCTTATGCTCTACTGTAAATATCTTGGTAACTCTTGTATTTGATTCCAGATCCCAGGCATAAGCCATCATCTCTGAAGAACCATTCTTCTGTTCAAGTTCAATAACTCCGTAATCAATATTACCCCAGTTCTGAGCAAGAGCTTCTGCAAGCCTTATAGATGGTCCCATAACTGTCTGTCCACCTCTTGGATAAGAATATATAGCCTGCTCTGCTAAAGTTGCTCTCTGGCATGTTCTCTTGATTCTCTCCATTGCATCATATTCATCTCTTGGGAACTTCTTAGCCATTACTATTGCTCCCTGAACTTCCTGTGCCTGCCTGCTTATCATCATCTCTGTCTGTGATGTTTTAGGAACAGCCATCTGCTGTCCCATTGGTATCATGTTGTCCATTAATTAACCCTCCTATAATTCTGTAACTATTAAATCTGTATCATCTGTTGTTCTTGTAGCTATAAACTGCAGTCCCTTGTCCTTGCATTTCTTATAAAGCTGATTTCTAAGTGTTGTAGAAAGCTTCTCCACACCATCTATAAGCAGAAGCTGTATTCCATTCGGCTTCTGCAGAGCTACATCAATGCATAAATCCAGTTTTTCCCCCTCTGATAAATTACTGATTGGAAGCCCATTAATAAGAGGTATTCCATTTTCAACTGAAAGTCCTTCAATTGGTATACTGCATTCCTCCAGTATTTCGCCCGGTAATGTTCGTGCTTTTTCAATCTTATCTGTTAAAATCTGTGACTGCTCTGCCAACTCATCTACCTGATCCTGAAGCATTACCATTCTGTCATACTCATTAATGTGGGCTTTCATATCTTCAATAGCCTGTGCCTGTTTACTAAGTTCAGATGTATCTCTTATATCTCTATCAACATACTCATTGTACTCAGCACATTGTGCGTTATATTCAGCAACGGAAGCTTCATAAGTTTTATCTGCTATAGCAAGCTTGTCTGCCTTCTTAGATGCAAGATTGCTCTGTTCCTGCCTTAAACTTACGATCTGTCCTTCAAGTCTTGTAATATCCTCTGTTATCTGCTTATCACGAGAACTGAACTCTCTTTCAATAGCAGCTTTTTCAATCTCTCTATCTGCCTCAAACTTACGGATTTTATTGTTCTTGTTCTCAATTACCTGCTTGGCACGCTCCACAAGCTGATTATCACGCTGAATACTTTCTATCTGTCTATAGATATCTCCAGCAGATGCATTTCTCCACTTCTCAGCGTCATAACCTTCTGGAAGTGTCCTGCCTATATCTTCTATAAACGCTATCTTATTTCTTCTGTCTCTGTCTATATTCCTTCTGTTCTGGTAATACTCTCCATTTTCACTCTGAATGTCATTAAGAACTGCAAGAATATTCTGGTCATAATTAACCCATGCCGGTATCTCTCCAAACCACTGCTTAATAGTGCTCATATCCCAGTCATACTGAATCATATCCAAAATGATTGCATTCTGCTGTTTCTTATCCATAGCCATAAACTCTATTGGATTAAGCTGCAAAGGGGTAAATATCTCCTTAAGAAAAGCTTCTGGGCTTCCTATTTCACTCCCGTTCTGCTTTATAGATTTGTAATCCGCTCTATTAATACGGCTCTTTCTATCAATAGATAATCCGCTATCCGTCTCAATAAGAATTTCTCCTTCAACAGCTCCGCGTCTTACAATTACATCTCTCCCAGATTTATTAGTTAATGCATATCTGATAGCATCAAGTACTGATGATTTACCTACACCATTTGAGCCTGAAAGCTCTATGCTTTCACCATTCATGTTAAATTCCCTGATACCCAGTATGTCTCGAATCTGAATCTTTGTTGTTCTCATTATTTCCTCCAAAATTAAATACCATTTGCCCGTTTCGGGACTCCTTAAAGTTACCCATATACTGTCTGCGTCTTTCTTCCTCCTTATCCTGGCAATCACATTTTTCTCCAGGGTCTAAAAGAGCACCACAGTAACTACATTCATAATTCCACATTGCTTTTTACTCCAAAATGGTCTACACTATCATTGAGTTATTATCTGAGTTGCGGTGTTGCCTCACTGCAGCTCTTTTTATATAGTTGGAAGTCTGTATGTACCTTCCGGCACAAAGCTGAATATCTCCAACAATCTCAACCTTGTGTACCATTTGGCAACCAGCTCCGTGTTACCATTCCTAAGATTCTCATTAATTCTCTTGTTGTAAGATATTATTAAACCTACACGCCGCATATTATCCTCCTTTCCTAAATTACAATATCCTTTGGTTCATTCGGATTCGTTAAATCCTTTCCCTCGTTATCTCTGAAGAATCTTTCAAGCTCTGACTTTCTTATTCTTGTATGAGGGATTTTAAGCACCCTTATCTGATTTGCGTTGAT